GGTCTTCATCACGGTAGAACCCAGCAACCTGCAAGCGCCGCAGTTCATTCTTGGTCTTACGCATCCTGTGCGTAACACGCTCGGCTGACTCAAGATTCATCGCACCATAAGGAACAATCATGTCCTCTGAGGGAATAAACACAGCCGTCTGGCGCTCAAGTGCGGGGTCGTAGTAAATCTTCTTAAAGGCATTACCGGACAGACACAGGGAGATGAGAAGGCGTTCATGTTCTGGCCTGTACTCACGCATCACCTCGGTCAACTCATAGTTCATGTCCTCTTTCACACGAACCGCCGCGTCCTTCTTCTCAGGGGTCTCCTTACCTATGATGTGTGTGCGTACCGGCCCAGACGCAGGGAAGGTCTCCATGATGGTCTCGGATTGAAACTTGACCGCACTCTCCATCAGCAACGGGTGAAACACACCACACGCCCCTGCCCACGGCTCTGTACGCGTCTCGTACTTCAGACCAAGCAACTTCAAACCCTTGACATAGATGTCAAGCCAGTCTTTACGCGCCGTCAGGTCGGTGTCATAGTCGCCAAGCAACTCCCCTGCAAGGGTAGCCAACTCCTGTTCAGACATGTCCTCGGCAATATTCTTACCAAACTCATCCTCACCTTCCCCCGGCTCAATCTCAACCTCTACCCCACCAGTCTTGATGCGAACAGCCTCGGGGTCTTCAATCTCAATTTGAAGGTCAGGCTCATTTGAGGCGAGGGCTTCCAACCCTTGCGGGGCTTGGTATAAACCTTTATCCATATTGGTTGCCATTGCTTATCCTTAGTAGTAGCCCATATTGCGCCGGGACTTAAATTCTTTTTTCGGTTCAGGTTCATCAGACGGAAGCTGTATGAACCCACCCTGCCTAAACCGTGCTAACGCCAGAGTCGTGGAGTCTACCAAGTCATCATGACTGCCACTTGGGAAATCATTACATTCCTCCACAACCTCTCGCGCCCAACGACAATCCGGTGCCCATACGATGCCAGAAGAAAACAAGTCCGAAACCGCATTCACTCGTGAAATCTTATCCTGCCCCTTACCGGGGGTAAATTCTCCAATCGGCAGACCCATGCGCCGCATTTCTTGATAGAGGGCTGCACCGTTAGATTTCTTCTCGACAATGAACGCGTCAGGTTGCCACTCCTTATATTGCTCGTACACCATCGTCTTTAACTCAGGGAACTCCATCCGTTCCTTTATTGAATTGAGTAGGATGATATTAAAGTTGTTTACTTCTTCGTTGAAGAAAACTCCCCACGTAGTCAAGGCATTATAGTCTGCTCTATTATTAGTTTCTTGGGCAGCATCCAGAGCCATAATAATAAACTCGCACTTGGGTGGGGTATCTTTCTCCCATACTTTCCACCATTCACGCTTTATTAACGCCCCCTCCTCGGATGTGGGGTCTTGCATGTACTGGGCATTCCAGTACCGTACATCTAATGAGGCCCTCTTAGCCATTAGTTCTTCTATAGACCAGAACTCAGGCCAGAGCGGTTTATCATCCAGAATAGCGGGGAATTCAACTACCTCCCATTGGTCTGAATCTTCGTTTTTAGTCATGTGGTCGATGATTTTCCCGGTCAAATCCATCTTTGACCAGCGTGTCATTACGACAATAATCGCCCCTCCGGGCATCAAACGTTGTACTGGGCCAGACTGAAACCACTCCCAAGTAGGTTCAAAAACCTCCGGTCTTAGCTGTTTCGCCTCTTGTTCTGAGTGTGGATCATCAATAATGATCAGATCACCCCCGCGTCCTGCCAATGCACCGCCCACACCAATGGCAAAATACTCCCCACCGAAGTTCGTACCCCACCTAGAAGCCGATTTAGAGTCCGCTTGCAACTCTACTTGAGGGAAAATGTCCTTATATCGCTCAGAACTGACCAGATTTCGCACCCTTCTACCGAACTGGACGGCTAAATCAGCCGTATGGGAGGACATAATGACCTTTTTTTGCGGAAATTTGCCTAAAAACCACGATGGAGCAAGATAACTGATGAGTTCTGACTTGCCATGACGGGGGGCGATGTTCACAATCACCCGTTTCTTCTTCCCCGCAGCAATATCTTCGAATATCTGGGCAAGTTTCCGGTGGTGGGGGCCAACTTTGTAGCCCGGATAGACATGCCGTATGTAGTCTAGGAACGAATCCTTGCTTACCGCACGGTTCATCTCCTCACTATAGGTCTTGAGCAGTTCTGCGGTATGCCGCTTCTGCTTATCTGGCATTGTCGGTAAGGCTTTTCTCAGCTTTATCAGATCATCAGCAGTAAGTTTCTTAGATATCACTAAACACAACTTTCGCGAATACCGGCTAACGCGATTGGGCTTGCGTTACTTTCTTCGACAACGTGATATTCAATATCCTCCAAGGTTTTGAGCAGTTCCTTTTCAACCTCTTCGATGGGCATGATCTTTACGGTCATCTCGCTGCGTTTCTTGAAGGCATCAACGCCATCAACTTCGCCTAGGCTCTTAATAGCTGTCAGCCGTGCCTTACTGTCTTTGGCATGTTCTATCTCATGTACGAGTTTGTTCACTACGTACAGCTTCAAATCGGATAGTTCTTCTACGATCATGCAGTTGGTTTGGGCAACCATTCCTGCGAGGTAGGCCATTACTTCATTGGGGTACTTAGTGAAGTCAGGTCGCATCTTGGGGTCATTGATCATCTGACGCGCCAGATCAATCGCTACTTCAGCATCCTCTTCGGTGGGGATAATCGGGTCACCCCCAAGATCAGACAACAACTTAAGTGTCCGCGCTCTCATGTTCAATTCTTCGTGCGGAGAGAGTTCGGGCATTGCTTGCGCTGCGTGAGTAGGCAACGAAAAATTCTCATCAATATCAGGGATGATTGTCTGCATTTTTATATATTACCTAAAAATTTTACATATGGTACCAAATTTAATGACGGGGGGGTGTTTGTAGACGAGGGGGGTGGGGGTCGGATTTGGGGAATATTTGGATTATTTGTGTTCCGCTTGGTGTATTGGCGGCGCGGGACTCCTGTCTCCAGCGCGGGGGGATGGGGTACGGTGGGGTCAGGGAAGGGGTGAAACTTGACATATAGGATAGTGTCAGGCATAATAGGTACATCGGATGCAGCGACAGACCGATATAACGTAAGACAGGAGACAGCATGAAGAAAACGCTTGCAATGATGTCAGGCATCGAAGCCAGACAGCACTATCACACGCTTAAACGGCGGCGCATCGAACGCGCTACTGAAGTCTGCTGGATAGCTGCAAAGACGCGCAACAAAAAGCTGCTCGACTTCGCTGAAAACGCGTTAAACAAGGCGTATAAGCTGGGCGAACCGCGCCAGATGTGGCAGCTTGAGGCTGCACGGGAACGCAAGGAGCGGTACGGCGTTGGGGTTGCTGCTGGCTACATGGCAGCGAACGGCTGGAGTGTTGAGGCAGCGTTGCACACGCTGCTGGGTAAGTAGTCTAACGGGGCGGCGCAAGCCGCCCCACAATCAAGGAGTATTGCAAGATGAATAACCTGTTGAGGAAAATGTTGCATCGGGCTGGTGTCCCCACTCACGCGCTGGAAGGCGCGGGTGATCTGGAGTTCTGGTCGTGGAGTAGGCCGTTTGGGTACGGCGACCCAACCTTCATGGAGGCCAACACCCCGTTGTCCTATTGCATAGAGCACGGGTGCGCAACACTCGCGCACAATGCCCAGCCTGAAGGGTGGGTTGAAGTGCAGTGGCCCGATGGCCTGATGGCTTGGGTCAAGCCCGAAGCGGTGCCCTACCTCGATATGCGGTAGGACTAGGGAGACCTTCGGGTCTCCCTTTTTTTGCCTTGTGCTTTTGATGCCAGTTCTTGGTGGCTGGGCGCGATGCGCGAGCAATGCTTGAGCGCGTAGAACTTGACATATAAGTTAGTGTCAGGTAGAATGGTTACATCGGATGCAGCGACAGCCGATACAACGTAACACAGGAGGTACACATGCACCACGAAGTTAAGTACGACCTGAACGATACAGCCACGGCTGAAGCGAAAGCTTTAGCAGACTGTAAAAGCTGGTTAGGCACCCGCCAGTTTAACAAGGTTGTCAGGCTGCTGAAGGCTGACAAGGGATCGTCAAGCAGAAATATGGTACGGCTTGGCTTGATGATGCAGGGGATTCATGGCTACCCCGCCGAGGTAATGGCGGTGCGCTTCTGGGATTCCCAGCGGTCGTTGTTCTAACCTAACGGGGCGGCGCAAGCCGCCCCACAATCAAGGAGATACACATGTACAGAATTGGGCTGACAGTTATTTCAATGGGCTGCATAGCCTTCTCAGCATCCCAGATCGACGGGATGTGGCTGTTCCAAGGGCTGTTGTTCATGGGCGGCGCAATTTTTGCCTGTGCCTGCTGCATGGAGGACAAATGATAGCCGGTCTCAGAGAGGTGCAGTTGTGGTACGTGTTGGGTATATCCCAGACTATGTACGACAACAAGCTGAGAGCAGAGAGGGCAGCACGGCTGGCGTTCCCAGACGAGGACGCGGACAAGCGTTACTCAAGGGTACACTTCAAGACGTTCTACGAGGAGGATGTGGATGGCATCGAAGCAAAAATTGAGCAGCGCCGCGCCATCCTACGTAACCACGCGTCCGAGTGCAACATTATCCTCGACTCTGAGTGCAACGTCATAAGCCCCTGCACCTGTACCAAGTAAGACTAGGGAGACCTTCGGGTCTCCCTTTTTTTGCCTTGCGCTTTTGATGCCAGTTATTTGTGGCTGGGCGCGATGCGCGAGCGATGCTTGGGCGGGCTAAACTTGACATATAGGTAGGTGTCGTCTATACTGTTTATTCCAGACGGGAAATAGTTCGCGTCTGGCTTTTAGGAGAATGTTATGCCCTTTAAGAACTTAGCAGAACTGAAAAAACACACCCTCGGTGAAGCGCGGCAAGATATTTTACGCATAAAGCGTAAAGTCGCTGATTTGCGAAAAAACAAAATGCCGGAATTTGCAGCATTTAGGCGTGTCATCCGCAAGAACGGTTTTGAGATAGACTGGGAATATTTGAGCCTTAGCTATCAATCAACCTATCAAGCTAACATTACGAGTCCAAATGGTTTCAAGGACGAAAAGCTTTTGAATATCATTAGTTATCTGGATTCTAATTTCACTAATATTGAGTGTGACGAATACACGTATGGTGACATTCTCGAAAAAAGCTTTGCCGGTACGAAAGATGGAGTTCGCGTAAAGATTGAAGTTCGAACGGCTCCATCGGACTCATGCAGACGTATTTTGGTGGAGACCAAAATGGTAGAACAAGCCACCTATAGGATACAATGCGACTAAGATAGGCGGGCTTAGGGAGACACGGTGCAAACCGTGTCTCCTTTTTTTTGTCCCCAGCTTTTGATGCCAGTTATTTGTGGTCGAGCGCGTGGGGTTGCGCGAGTCAGCGAGTCGAATTCGCGTTTCGACACCTGTCGAAACTTGACTAATCCATGCTATCAGGTATAATTAGAACTGTCGATGCAATCAAGTGTTGACAATTTCAAAGGGAATTAAACCATGGCTAAAACGCCAGTAGTGCCCGCAGTCCCCAAAACCGTTGCCGCCGTTATCGTTGATGAAACAGAATATGGCGAAACGGTAGCATCAACGTTCAACGTGCGCGATTTTGCCTATGGTCAGGCACAGCACGTTATTCGTGGCAAGGAATTCGCTCTTGAAGCGAAGGAAAAGATTGTCGGTTTTCCCGATTCAGTTTCTGTCGAAACAATGGCGGAAATCAATATCGGCTATGACCGCTCGCAGCAAGAAGCGCGCGACTCCAACAAAACCATTAAGTATTACTTAGTCGAAGGGACTGATACTTACATTCCAATTAACGCGGCGGATTATGTCGCAGGTAAGTATGCCGACAAGGAAACCGTTCGCTTGGATATTGCTTACGCCATGCAATTTACGGGACAGGCATACGGCAAATTGAAGGAAAAGCAGCCGAATCTGCACGGCATTATCGGCGGTATCAGATCAGCATGTTCTAAGAATCGCAGCAAGGTTTGGGACAGACTAATCAGCGCGTACAATTCAACGCTGGAAATTACGAAGACTTCCTCCAGCCCGAAGGATTGGGTGGTGCGCTGCGAAGCGTATTTCGAAACGTTGAAGAAAAGTCGCAAGGCTGCAATGGCGCGGGGTGATACTACCGTGCCAGCCGAAGCGAATTTCGTAGCGGCTAAGAAAGCTTTTTTCGAAGCCTTGAACAAGGATTAGTATCAACGAAGCGAACCCTGCCAGCCGAAAGGCTGGTGGGGTTTTTTTTCGCCCAGCGTTTTTGAAACCAGTTATTTGTGCGTGGGCGCGTGACCGCGTGGTCGCGCATGGGGGCACAGCAAGCCGAATCCGCGTTTCGACACCTGTCGAAATTGTAGTACGGTTGACAAGTTAGACAAGGCTATCCCCCCGGATTTGTGATACGTGCATCATTTGGAAACGTTTAATATGAAGTATCACATCGTTTTACCCCGTATAACTTCATTTGGAAACGTTTAATATGATGCACCAAATTTTCTAATTACGCTCGACTTCATTTTATTTGATTCCGTATGACAGTTTGTTCCAAAAACGCCGATTTTGTTCCAAGAATAAGTAAAATGTTCCAAGAAATAACTTTACGTTTTCTTCAAAAAATAATCTTAGTTGCGCTCCATGAAACGCTGTAAGTGCCTGATTTATTTCGTTGTGCGCTGCAACCAAGTCTTTACTTATCGGAGGTCTGTTCCAATGTTCCAACGATTTTCGAGAACGAGGGGGGAGGGCAGCGAAATAACGCGGGAAAAAAGAAGAGGGCAGCAAGTGTCCAAAAAGGGCATTACCCCCCCGCCCTATATTCAAAAGCGTGGAACATTGGAACAAACACTATAAATATACTTATTATTATTATTATTATAAATATTTATATATATATGAATCAATCACTTACACTTACCGCACCGCACCATATATATAAAGTTCCTTGAAGAAAAAGTAAAGTTACAAATTGGAACAACTATACGTATTCTTGGAACATTGGAACAAAACTCAAACGGGGTCACTTCACCCTTTCAAAGAAACCCAGCTACCTCTATTGACCCATAAGTAAAGTTAGTGTATGATGGTAGTTGGAGTAGAGGATGTTTAGACGAAGTTACAGGAAGCTGAACCCGCGTTTCGACACCTGTCGAAACGCTAACTGGAGAAACTAGATGGATACTTATAACGGTTGGACAAATTATGCGACATGGCGAATCAATCTTGAAATGATTGATGGTATGAAGCCGTCAGACTTTATCGGGCATGGGTGCATCGAAGCATCTGAGTTGAAGAATGCGATTAAGGAATATGTGGAGTCCACCATTGAAGAAAGTACTGCCGAGGGCATCGGGCGCGAGTATGCGCTGGCGTTCGTTTCAGATGTTGACTGGTGGGCAATAGCTGAACATCTTATTGCTCAATATGAAGAGGAGGTGTGACATGGAATACAAACACAAGATGGTGACAGGTTATTGGATTGACGAGCCGCAGCATGTATTCACGGTGAAGGTGGCACTTGGAGAGTGGGACGGTATCGAGGATGCTGAAGATGATACGGTGTTTCACTACATGGATAACGAGCCACTTACCGTAGGTTGCACTATCAGCGAAGGGTTTATCGTTAACAGCATCATTGAGGAGGTGTGACATGAACGCAATTTATAACTGGACGCTTATGCAGGTGTACTTGCTTTTCAATTCGGCTTTCCTCTGCAATCACGCAGGGAAACTCGCACAGGACGTGCGGGTGTGGTGCATCGTCAACATGAGGAGAACCAAATGACTGAAGCTATGAACTGGAAGTTGGTGTGGGACTACAACAACGGAAAGACTGCCCAGCAAACCTTTGCGGATGAAGACGAGGCGCTGGCGTTCGTGGAGAGGGTGGTCGATAGCGACCCTAACGTGTCGGGGTGGGTGATCATCAGCCAACCGAGGAAGGTTGCACCGTGGGTGAAACTGACGCACAAGTTGTTACTTGAACCACAGAAACCCGCGTAGGTCTATTGTGCTATATGTAAAGTTACAGTATAATAGTAGTTGCAGTAGAGGGAGTGTAGTTAAAACGTTGTATCAAGGAAGTCTAAACCGAGTTTCGACACCTGTCGAAACGCAAACTGGAGATTCAAATGGAAACAGTATTGAAGAAACCGCAGCACATTATCTCGCTGGCAACCGCTGGCTTGCTGGTCAATGTGGACATCCATGTGTGGACTGCCACCAAGCAGAACAGAGATATATCGGATGAGATTACAACGACCAAGAAAGCAAGCAAGGAATCGGGCAGATTCATTGAACACCTGCTGGCAAATGACCCTGATCACAAGCGTGTCGTTAACTATCGCCAGACTGTTTATAACTGGATGAAGCGGCGCACCTATAGCTGGTCGGGGGCGCAAGAGTATCTGCCACAGATTGACCTGCCCAAGTTCGACAAGGAGTTCAAGAACCACAAGCTGGCGTTTGAGGAGTTGGTCGAGGCGTTCACTAACAAGTACCCCAGCATCGTGAGCAACATGGCGTTCGTGCAGGGTGACATGTTTGACCGGAGCAACTACCCCGATGTGAACTACATCAGCAGCAAGTTCAGCATTAACATGTACACATCAGAGGTTCCGCTTGGTGACCATCGCTGCGCTATCGCTAGGGACTTGGCTGATGACCTGTTTGAGAACTACAGCAAGCAGACCTCAAGCATCATCGAGCGGGTGATGGTCAAGCAGTCTGAGCAGTTGATCAATGTCATGACCAGTCTGTCGCATTGCTGTGGTGTAGAAGAAACTCTGGGCAAGGATGGCGAGACGAAGATCAAGAAGCGCAAGATATACGACACCACGGTGAGCCGTGCGCTTGAGTTGTGCGACACGTTCAAATCATTCAACCTTACTAATAACCTCGCGCTGGAGGAGGCGCGTCAATCGTTGGAAGCTGCGCTGCGCGGTGTCAATCTTGAGATGCTGCGTGAGTCCGATGCGGTACGTGAGAACGTCAAGGATAGCATTGATGACATCCTCTCTAAGTTTCGCCCTGTCATTGGCGAGAGTTTCTAATGACGTAGAAGTTATCCCCTATGTTCCGGTAATTTTTTTAGTGTTCCATCATTCAGTTAATAAATAGGAGAAATACCATGAGTACCAAATCAGGTGATGCGCTGTCGTTCGTGCCGTATGTTGAGTTGGATGAGTTGATTGATGCGATACCCCTGTATGGGACAACCATTACCCCAATCATTCAGTCAGAACCGGGGGTGGGCAAGTCTACTTTGCTGTCGCTAATTGCAGAGCGTAATGGTGATGCGTGGCGTAGGACGGGTGATGTCTGCCCCGATGACAAGTACGACTACATCTATGTTGATTGCCCCGTCAAGGACTTGGGTGATGTGGGCATGAACATCCCCGTACATACTAGCAAGCAGCTTGAGTATTACGCGAGTGAGTTGTTCATGCTCAACAGTCCCAGACCCAAGATCATCATGCTCGATGAGTTCATGAAGTCACCCAAGTTGCTTCAGATAATGTTCACACGGCTGATGCGTGAGCGTGTGGCGGGTGACATACCCCTGACCAAGGGTTCTATCGTGTTCGGTACGTCCAACAACCAGACTGATGGTGTGGGTGACGGCATGATGGCACACGCTGGCAATCGGGTAATGATGTTCCGCATGAGGAAACCCAACGCTATCAAGTGGAATGCTTGGGCGGGTAAGCAGAAAATCTCCCGCTCGATACGTGCGTGGGTGGCGATGAACTCCCAATGCCTCGCCTCATACCTTGATGGTGGGCAAGAAGACAATCCGTACATCTTCAAGCCGAACAAGATGATGCTGTCGTTCGTATCGCCAAGGTCTCTGGCTGAGTTGGATACGGTGATGCGTAATGCCCCCAAGGTGAGCGCAAACATGACCCTCGCTGCGGCTTGCGGTACGGTGGGTGAGGCGGCAGCTAAAGCCATCGTTGCCTTCCTGTCTATAGAGAAGGAACTGATCAGCACCGAGGATGTGATCAAAGACCCAACGGGCGTTGCCATACCGGAGAAACTCGCCTCGCAGTTCCTGATGATGTTCAATGCGATAGATACTATTACTACGCAGGATGAGTTGTCCTCATTCATGACGTTCATCAATCGACTGCCCTCCTCCGAGGTCAAGTCGGTGTTCTTCACCATGCTGTTCAAGACCCAACGCACCATGCGCCTCGCCAAGAACAACGAGCAGGTCAATGCTTGGGGTGCAAACAACCTTGATCTGATTTCTTAATATAGGAGATGACCATGCAAGCAGCAATCGCACAAGCGTTCGACTACCACGCGCTGAGTACTATCTTGAAGAAGGCGCACATTGCCCTGATGCGACACCCCGAGACCTGTCTGTATAGCGGGGTGATACTGATGGGTGAATCATCTGTCATTGAGAATTGTCGTACCGCATACACCGATGGGTTCAACAAGCGGTACGGTGCGGCGTTCATTCAGACCCTGCCCGAGATAGAACTGCGCGGTATTGTACTGCACGAGAACCTCCATGTGTTGCTGAAACATATACCCCGCCACAGGGACTTGATGAAGGCGGACGGCAAGCTGGCTAATGCTGCGATGGACTATGTTGACAACGCGATCATCATGGCGATCAAGGACAAGGCGCTATGCGCGTTACCCGCAGGTGTACTGTATGACGAGCGGTTCATCAACTGGTCGGTGCGTGAGGTATATGACTATCTCAAGACGGGGCAGACCAAGCAACCGCAGCAGGGTAAGGGCAAGCCCCTGCCCAATGGCACACCGAGTCGAAATACGGATTCGACAGGTGGGGAAACGGTAACTATAGGCGGTGAGACCTTTCCGATAGGTGGTACGGACGAGCATGATGGAGAGGCTATGGTTGGTGACATGACTGGCGAGGAGTTGAAGAAACTCTCTGATGACATTGACGAGGCGATGCGTCAGGGCAGCATACTGGCGGGGCGCTTTGGTGCAACAATACCCCGCGCTGTCACAGACATGCTCAAGCCCAGCGTCAACTGGAAGGAACAGTTCAAGGAGTATGTCAGCAACTGCGTTCGCGGTATGGATGAGTTCACATGGCGGCGGTTCAATCGGCGGCGTCTCGCTGATGACAACTACATGCCAACCACGATAAGCGAGACGGTGGGTGAGATTATCTATGCGATTGATACATCAGGTTCCATTACACAGGAGATGCTGAACCAAGCATCAGGAGAACTGGCTTCGCTGTGTGAGGTTTGCATACCTGATCGGGTACGGGTTCTCTGGTGGGATACGAAAGTGCATGGTGAACAGGTCTTCGAGGGTAACTATGAGAACCTGCGTAACTTGCTCAAGCCACAGGGAGGCGGTGGTACGAGGGCCGGAAGTGTTGCTGAGTACATCCTCAAGAATAATATCGCAGCAGACTGTGTAATTGTGGTGACCGATGGTTATCTTGAAGCAGAGGGTTCGCAGATACCGTGGGAGATTCAACACCCGACGCTGTGGCTTGTCACGCAGAACACCCGCTTTACTGCTCCCGCTAATGGGACAGTCATAACAATTGAAGAAGACTAGGAGAATACAAATGAACTTTCTACCCCACCTTATATCTCACGGAAAATTTGAAGACCCTGTGTTCTATCCCGATATGCTGTCTGTGGAGGAGAAGACAAACATACGGCAGATGATGATATGGCCTCTTGTCGCGGAGGTACTCAAATCTGCCCGTGATGAGTTACGCGTAGCTAAAGTAATCAGTTGTTCCGCAGGCTGTTGCAAGGTTAGTTGTTCTTGCAATATTGTTATTACTACCAAGAGCGGTATCCCTGCGATCACCTTGAGTATGAATACTAGTAATGAATACGTATTTGAATCAAGCCACCTTGATATTAAGAACAAGGGCAGGGGTTCGGATAAGAAGACGATGACCAGCAAGAAACTTGGGTACATGTGCAAGGTGCTTAAGAAACGTAATATCGTTAGTCAGATTGTTGATAAGAGCCTTGGCATAGGATACATGTATCTCAATGAACAAGTGAAAGACTACCTGAGTGAAGTGGAGGTTATCCCTCAGTATGGATACGCTGTTAATGCTGTGACACATTACTCTGCGCTCCAATGTCTGCTTGAGAATAAACCGCTCTCAAATCTTACAACCGCTGAACAACGTCTCTTGACATCCAAGTACAAAGAGATAACAGACTCCATAGCGGTGGCAAATGCAGCACTAAATGATACAAAGGCCGTGTTCAGTAATGGCGTTTGGTTGATACTCGCATCAGATGAACTTGGCATCGTTGTGGGTGAGGGTAGTCTTGCTTGGGAGGAACGGAACGCCCGTCTTATTCATGGCACGTCCAGACTCTACAAGAACCTTAGTGCTGTGGACAAAGATATGCAGAGCAAGTTACGTCTCAGCCTAGCCATGCTCAAGACCTCGGGCTTAAAAGCAAGTAACTTCCTTGATGCTACTGACACCGATAAGTTGATACCGATACAGAATGAAACCTACAAAGACTTTGGTGCAAGTGGGCGTTGTTGGAGTAATACGGGAACTCCAAGTATGGTTCTACCGCAAGTGTGGGTTATAGCGAAGTAGGTCATGACCAACTCTTGGTCTTGGTCACGTTGGAAACCGTTGCGTCAGAGTCAGCAGTATTACACCGCTGAACCCTTGATGTGGCGCGTACCGCTACGCAAAGCTGCGGATGACTACACGTTGTGGGCTGGGGATGGGTTGATTAAGTTCTACACCACTAAAACGTTGCCCTATCCTCTGAAGGTCAACATGGCGATGATACTTGCTTGTCCCCAGCATAATCGGATGTCTATCGTCAAAGATTCTTTATTGGAGACTCATAGCGAAGGAACAATATTTTATACATCAACCTACCCGCCTGAATACAACGATGTGGGCTGGCGCATCAGTAAATCGTTCTACACCATCATCATACTTAATAATGTTCTCAAACAAATACGAGGAGAGATAAGCGATGACACCCGAAGCAAAGATAAAGGAGAAGGTGAAGAAAGTAATTAAAGAATTAGGGTGCTACTACAACATGACCATTACTGGAGGGTTCGGTAACTCGGGCGCTCCAGATTTTATTGTTTGCTACAAGGGGAGGTTTGTTGGCATTGAGTGCAAGGCTGGTAAAGGAAAGACTACGCTGCTACAAGAGAAACATTTAAAAGAAATAAATGTAGCTGGGGGTATTGCGTTTGTAGTAAATGAATCTAATATAGATAACCTTACTAATTTAATAATAGAGAAAACAAAATGAAGAAAGAACACGAAAGCAAAGCAACACGCATCCGCAGGTTAATCCTCATTGAGGGCGCTAAAGACGCAGCCATAGCTAAGACGGTGAAGTGCCATGTCAGCTACGTCTGGCAGGTACGCAAGAAGCTGGAGAAAGATATGGACGCGGATAGGGGCGCAAAGGAAACGCTTGCCCATGTCCGTAAGATTACCGCAGCAGCAGATACGGGTGTACCCCCACGGGATGAAATTGCAGAGTGGAAAGCGCGGAATGACGGTACGCCCTTTGTTGGTTCTGGAGTCAAAGAAATATTTAAACAAGCGGCAGTTGACTTCAACAAAATATTGGACAAAGAGTATGCGGCGAAGGATGCGCTAGACCATTGGGAGAATGCTGTAGCCCCGACTGCCCCCATCCCGACTGGCAGCATCCTCGATGAGGCGCAAGGCATTATCTGGGGTGATCGCGAGAAGACTTATGGCGAACCTGATGTGAACCTCAAGCGTATTGCGGCTATGTGGCAAACGTATCTGGAATCCAAGGCTCAGGATGGTTTAACCACCATTGAACCAGAAGATGTGTGCTGGATGATGGTGCTGCTCAAAGCATCGCGGCAGATGAATACGCCCAAGCGCGACAACCTTGTCGATGCAGCAGGGTATATAGGACTAATTGAAAGGATACAGAAATGAAAAAACTAACCAAGCAAGACATCTTTAACATTGCAGCCAACGGGTTGTTAAAGCAAGGGAAGACAAGTAAAAACAGCTCTTCTTGTATGTACCGTGGGCCGAATGGTCTTAAGTGCGCTATCGGGATGCTCATACCAGACGAACTGTATGAAGAGGGCTTTGAAGGTAAAAGTGCAAGTTCATCTGGTGTAATAAAAGCCCTTGTAGAAGCTGGTGTGCCATACACCGTTGGGTACAAGGATTTCCTTGATAATTTGCAAGATGTGCATGATGACCACCAGACTGGCGATTGGGAGCGTGAACTAGTTAATTTCGCGCACCACTACGACCTTAACCCACTGCCTATGTATGAAGGCGTGGAGGTGTTGCCATGACAGCTAAGTTCAGCCCCCTGAAAAGGGGCAGCAAGGAACACAAAGAGGCGCGGTTCACCCCGCCCTCACCCCCAGCCAGCAAGAAGGGAACTGGCTTCCCTTCACATCAACCGTTCAAGAAACCATAGGAGAACTTGAAATGGAAGCGCTCAAAATTGGTTCGGCAGTTGTTTTGTTGGGATTGGCTTTGTGGATGCTAACCGTGGCTCTACTTTATGTGGGGGTGTGAGATGGACATATTACTTGGTGTTCTGATTGGCATACCAATAGGCATAGCGTTCAACGTAATTTTCGTATGGCTACTTAGCAGGGATAATCAATGAGCATCAAGGAGTACGCGGTACTACACAAGGTGTCCGAATCTACCGCCCGTAACCGTCTTGAGTTGCTTGTGAAGGAAGGCAAGATGAAACGAGTGGAAGGGACACGGATGCTACCGAGGGGCGGCAGGGGTAAGACCATCGACTACAAGGAGGTGCAAGGTGAGTGAGTACAAC